AGGGTATTGCCGAAGACGGTTACACTACGACCGCAATTAAAACGGCAGCGGGACCGGCGGGTAGTGTGCTTATGGGTGTAGAGCGTGGGGTTGACTACATGCAACGCGGGGAAGTTGTTCGTGCTGTAGAAGCTGCATTCCCGTCGTTTGTCCGTAATGCGCTAAAGGGAACTAGATACTTTACTGAAGGCGCGCTTAGCTTAAAAGGTGACCCTATCGACGAAGATATTAACGCCTACAATGCAGTGATGCAGGTGTTTGGTTTTGGTCCGGCTGATTTGTCGTCTACCTACGAGCAGCGCAGTGCCGCTAAGAACTACGAGCGTAAAGTTTTGGACCGTAAGCAGCGCATACTAGATCGTTGGGAAATGGCTAGTGAGTCTGGGGATAGAGAGTTTAAGGCAGAAGTTAGGAAAGAGTTTAATAACTTCCGAAAAAACTACCCGCAGCTTGTAGACGCCCGTACTTTGGATCGCTCATTGAATGCAAGAAGGTCAGCGGAAAAAGAGATCATGTTAGGTATGCGTTGGAATAAGAGCTTGCAACCTAAGCTAGAAGAAGAGTTCTTTAGCGGGCTAGCATAAAAAACCCCGCAGTAGCGGGGTAAAGTGGGGCACGTAGAAAAAGGACTTAAACTACGTACTGGTTGAATTATATCAAAGTCTCCAGATACGTACACCTTTTATGCCCTCTTCTATTACGACTTTCATTAGTATGTTTAATTTAAGTCGTTTAGTAGTGGCTAGTATTTGTTTCTTCGCTAGCGGCGGGTTCAAGCAAGGTATAAAAATAGAGTACCCTGCTTTGAACGCCCTCCAGTTTATTTCGTAGTTAACCCTCTCCACTACCATTTTCGTCATCTGCTCCGACTAAAGTGCCGACATCCAAGAAGTCCTCGTTGGAACAATCGAATATCAAACAGTGCACGGCAGGGGCAATAACTTTCATGCCCTTAGACAGCCGCTTGTTGCCTGTCTTCTGATAGACTCCCTCGTTCTGTAGCTTTAATAAGGTCTCTTTGTAGTTGATCTGGTACGTGACGCAGTCATCTTTGAATGGTTTAGCTGCTACGTATAGCAGCTTAGTATCTGGCTCGTAACGCATAAGAAGGCCACGGCTAGGCTCTAGTAACGGAGCGGCTTGCATCATACCAGAAGTACGGTTGTCTACTTTATCGGGTACTACGAGAATACTGTGGATATTGCGGTGTATATAGTCAGCCAATACCATGCTCACATTCTGTACAGGCGGAGCTACTTCTTTGCGCAAGTCTTGGATTAAAGCAATAGTCCAAGCGTAAATTTCTTTCATTGGGTAGTCTATAAGTCCCAAGCGCCTAGTAGCTATTAAACCGCCCGTAATGTTAGCGGCGGCAAAGGCAGACCAAAACCGTTCTCGCTGTGTCAAACGAAGCTCTTTATCTATCTTTTTCTGTATCCCTAACGCCGTATCTACCGCTTCTTCTAGGTTGCATACGAGCCATTCTGCGTATATGTCACCTGCGTGCCCGAAGTTCTGCTTAAGGACGTGGTCAAACATATTCTTAGCTTCTTCCGCAGGGATCGCGTCGCTGTAGTCTATCTTGTACTCTAGTAGGCGCATCATCTCGCCATCTGCTTGGTACTTCTTTGACGCCATCTTCTCGTAGAAAGAAGCGTTAGAACTTGCTAGGGACATTGTCGCCCATGAAGTTATGTTTGCACGCATCTCGTTAGTCGATGCTTTTAGTCGGTCTTTACCCCGCCCTTGCGACATGCTGTATGCCAACGTAGAGAAGTCTTCGGGGCTAGTGTTAGTAAGTTCGTCTACGGTAAACGGTAGGTTATTCATTATCCCTAGGCGCATGATCTTTGCGTTAAGGGTGTCGCTCCAGTTTGAACTTAAGCGGTCAGGGTCACCGTACACGCTATTCACCATACGTAGGATCGTAGTCTTGCCCGTGCCTGAACTTGAGTGCATGACGTTTATTATGCCGCCACTCTGCCCTAGGAATTTAAACAGTGGTGCACCGAATGCAGTTAATGCGGCGAAAGCATGGCCTTCCAAACCCGGACGGTTGTATAAGTTAAATACGCTTTTCCACTCTTCCAGTGTGCCACAGGGTTGCATGTGCTCTGCTATGTGCTGAGTTGTAGAAGAAGGAGGACTGTGGTGCACTCCATCTTTAGTTATTTCACGGTCGCCGATAATAAACTTGCTGTCCTTATCAGCCCATCCAAATTGTAGTCTCATTTGTTCCGCCTTTTTTTGCCATTGTAGGTCTTTGATTACTGTGTATAAATACTGAGTAAGTATGTCAAACTTTTTGCCAGTGCAGATCACTCCGTTACTAGCAAGCACTTTGCGTATCTCACGCGGCTCGGATAACTGGACGTTCGTAACAGTGAACTCCTTAACGCCATCCTGTGGTAAGTGCAGCTTTAATATCACGACGTCTCCCAGTACTGGGTCAGTCATTCTTTTTAGTACATACAGATCATGCTCATACACACATATGGGTTCAGCTTCATCGTCATCTGGCATATACCATATACCGCCCGACTTGCCCCGATAGAAAGGCTCTGGGTAGGAAGGCACTGAATGTGTGACCTCTACCAATTCCCCAGTTTCGTCTTCCTCTTCCTCGATAACTACATTGCCCTCTTGGGGAGCCTTTATAAGCTCCTTGCCTAGCGCGATAGGCCCAGTGATGCGGCCTCTGTGTACACAGCCTTCACAACCTCCGGGGTTATTCGACTCAAACTTATCGCAGCTATGCGGTCCGGCAATGTGTTGTATCTTCTTCTCCACCTCGTGTGGGTTGTAGTCGGGATGGTCCGAAGATATTAAATGTATGGCCTTGTCCTTATCCGAGCAGAACTTAGCTACGGACAAAGCGTTAAACCATCTAGGCTCCGATAATGTTTCGCGGTTGACGTAGCAGTCTAGGAGCTGTGCGCATCCTGTGTTTTTGCTACTGCGTACCATTATCTTGGTAAAGCTAGCCTCTGTGTTATCTGCTAGCGATTGTCCCAACTTGGTCAATCGTTTCTTCTTTTCTGTTCTTTCGAAGGGCAGCTCTTTCACCCCAAGTAAATCAGAGAACTCTTTAAAGTCCACAGCGGGTGCGGGCTTGAGTACTTGTACCTTAGTAGGAGGATCATCTTTGAAGTTATAAGTTCCGGGTACTCGTAGCACTCGGGCAGCTTCAAACACGGCGTTATCTGCATAGAGTTTATGTATGTTGCATAGGTCTCGTAGCCTAGCTACAACTGGTTCCCACTGTTGACGTGTTACTTCCTCAGTTAGTCCCCAATACGCGTGGATACCACGGCCTGAATCAACTAATGTGGGCTTAGGCAAACCTACTAGCTTGCAAAAACTCATTAACGCATTCAGTCCCGCTTGTTGGTCGACATACCCGTCAGGTCTACCCGTCTTAGGGTTCTCTATCGCCTTAGCTTCCCCACAATCTATATCTAGGAATATCGCTTTAAGCGCACGGACATTTTCTTTTACTCGACCTCCATCACCCTCTATGAACTTAGCCACCCCAAAGTAACAGTCGTAACCATCGGAGACATACTGCTCAACTAAATCGTCAAGCTCTTCTCTAGTAGCTACAAGGTGTTGCCTAGGTGCGCCTCCCTTAAGACCAAGCATTGCAAACCACCCCTCGGTAGGTTGCACAGTTGATATAAGGTCAAAATCAGTCATTGGCTTTTTTCAGGGGGAATTAACCCCCCAAGATTCCTCGGTAATAAAAAATAGATAGGTTATTGTGGTGCTAGCTTATCTTCTATGTAAGCTTCTATCTGTGCTTCTAAAGACTCTTTAGGTGGGTGTACTCCACAGAACCAGTTATACACGGTCTGCCTACTCACCTTAAGTTCTGTAGCTACCGAGGTTACCGGAACATTGCGCAATATGCACAACGCTCCTAGTTTTACCCCCAAAGACTTTTGGTTTGCTGCCTTGTTAAACTCAATTAACCTTGCGCTGTATCCGTAACTCATATCTTAAGCATCCTCGTCGTCGAGCCATGCGCTAACCACAGAAGATAGGTCTGCTTTAGGAGTAACCTGAGCGGCTTTGTCTTCTTTAGTCTGACGCTTAACTGGTTCAGCATCGGCAGGTTCGTCATCTTCAGGTTCTTCAGGACGCGGAGCAGGAGCTTCCATTACCGGAATCCTTTGCACCTTGTCTGCCTGAGCAACGGTCATCTTAGTGTAGCGCTCGCAGTCTGGGTCTTCTTGAGCCGTACATACCAAGTCGTACTCTTCGTCAGAGATACTGCGTAATGGAGTGAACTCTAGCTCCATAGTCTCTGCGTTATCGTTGAATGCAACCTTAGTTACTACAGTATCTGGAGACTCGCCGTTACCACGCAAGAAAGTAACATAGCTTTCCCATGGGTGTACATTGCCTGTACCTTTACCAAACAAAGATTTAGCAGGGATATTAAACTGGTAAATCTGCCCAGTCTTGTCGCCCTCTACCAATACTGAGATTCGGCGTTGGAATCTGCAAGCGCGTCCACCGTTATCACCGGAACCTTTTACGTTCTGCGGGCATGTAGCACACGTCGGTCCTTGTGGGTCTGTGGCGTTAGGGTCTGGACGGTCGCCTAAGTTAGACCAACAGTTAGGTAGGGTCGCTTCTTTGTTAGGATCGAACTTCTCTTTGTAGAACGTACGCGAAATGCTAGGCAGTGCACCAATGACAATCACGTTGATTTCACCGCTAACTGGGTTGCCAATCTGCTCACCGTTAATCAGGCGCTTGAACTTACCGTTAGTTGTGGTTTGTATACGGCGAGTAGTAATACCGCCTGTGCTTAGCGTTTGGGCTAGCTTACTTGGCCCGCGCTTAGTTGTAGAGACTTCGGTTTGTTGTGCGAATATTGAAACTTCTTTGCTCATTGTTTGTTTCCCTTTTACTTTCTTGGTTTATATACAGTTATGGTATGGCTGCTATCGGTGTTTAACCCCATCGGAAGCAGGTCTGGGTTATCGTCCAAAAACTGCTTCATCAGAGTATTATTTAGTCGCTTCTCTAATAGAAACAACGCGTCGTTTTCCTTAAGAAATTGGTACATGGAGTCCCAATCACTTGTCCAAAACCTAGTCAATGTTCTACGTGACACGGTTCCTGCGGGGGTCTTTATACTGCTAAGACCTAGTTCGTTGCACTTATCGAGCATATGGTTAGTTATCAGCTCTTGTTGCGCCTTAAGGTCTTTGATTCTTTCTTTGTGCTCGGCTTCCATCTCAGCGAGCTTGCTTCGTATCTTTATGTAAGTAGCTACGAGAGCATCTAGGTTAGGCTCTTCGGCCATGGGTTATCCTCTTTTTGTATAGCGGGATAGTGAGTATAACAATACTTTGGACAAAGTCAAGACTACTCAATTACCTCTTGTCTGTAGAGGTCAATTATTTTGTTGTGGTTTGCGATGTTACTTTGAAGCATGGCGTACAGCTTCCTCTCTACATCGCTGCCTTGCACGTGCACGATAGTCATTGGGTTGTGTTGCCCCGGCCTGTTGATGCGTGCATTTGCCTGTAGATAGGTCTCGACACTAGTCACAGGGGCGTACCAAATTATGGTGTTAGCTGCGGTTAGTGTAAGTCCGTGTGATGCAGCCTGTGGCTGAATGAGTAGCACCTTTGGTTCTGGTTCTTCCTGAAACTTAGTCACGATGTCACTGCGTTTATTAACAGGAACTTTGCCGTTAATGACTTCGCAAGTAACTTTGTGTTTCTCTAAAAATACTCTTACCAATTCTATGGTATGGGTAAACGGCACGAAGATTAAAACTTTATGTGACGACTCTTCTACTACTTCTAGAATAACATTGAGACGATTGCTTACATCGAAGTCTATGACCTTTTTATCGTCCGAGTACACCGCACCACCGGAAATCTGAAGCAGTTTGTTAATGCTCACCGCTGCGTTAACTGCGGTAACTGATTCTCCTGCGGCTTCGAGTAGGAACTCTTTCTTTAGCTTGTTGTAATAGACTAACTGCTGTGTGGTTAGCGGGGCTTCCCTTTCTACGTGCGTTACTGGCGGTAAGTCTAGACATTGATCTTTCTCAAACCGTATTGCAGGTTGAAGCGCAGCATGGACAGTATCCTTTGCATCCGCTTTAGGCATCCACTTGTACTGTGTTAGCTTGTACATCACCTTGTCTCGGAACTGACCGAAGTAGCGCGGAACATTATCGGGGTTAACCAACTTAGCTAGACCAAACGCATCTACTGGGGACTGAGCAGCGGGCGTACCTGTCAGCATCCATAACCACTCGCTGTGTACGGATACATCGCGCAATACTTTCCAACGATTAGTTTGTGCGTTCTTGTAGGCGTTAGCTTCATCTACTACGATAAGATCGAAACCACCTGAGATTATCTCGTCTTTAACTACGGCTAATCCGTCAAAGTTAATAACAACAAACTCACACCCTGCGTTTATTATTTTGCGCCTAGTCGCCGCGCTGCCATGAGCGACTGAACAACTGCGGTGCATAGCAAACTTAAACAGGTCTTGTTGCCATGCCGACTTCATAATAGACAGCGGGCAGATAACTAATACACGTTTGATTAACCCTAACTTCATAAGATAATCCGCAGCCCATATAACAGACGCGGTCTTGCCCGTACCCTGCTCGTTAAAGCAGAAGGCTTTCTTATAAACTGTTAGAAATGATGCGGTTTCTTTCTGGTGCGCAAACGGACTGAACTTCCCTGTCCATTCGTAATCCCGTTTGATCGGGGAGGGCACGTCTTTAATATGTAACTTGGCTAGGGCTTGGGCTTCTTGTAGCCCCCAACGCACCGCCACTTCGTTCTTCTCTAATACAACACTTTTCTTTATGCTCTCGGTAATTAGATGTGGCCTTTTCGTTTTTATTATAAGGGCCTGCTGGTCGTCGCTTATGTGCATTAGAAAGCTATCCTCTGGTTTTGTTCTTGCGCTCGCGCGTACTGGTTTCAGATACTAAGTTCCCTTTTGAGTCGCGCTTAAAAGAACGGTTGCGGCTTGCTGTTTCTACTCTAGTACCGTCAGAGTTCTTGCCGCCTTTATCCATTGCTTTCTTATGTGCAACATCGTTACCGTCACCCTTCGATACTTTGCCTTCTCTTTCAGCCTTACGGCGAGCGGCATTACGAGCAGCGCGTTTCTTCTTTTGTTCTTCAGTGCCTTGGTACTTAGCGTATTCGGCTTTGTAGTCTCTTGGTTTTCTCATTATCTTGTCCTATGGTGTTCACATGAAGTTACTGGGCACCACCCACAAAGGGGGCTACTCTTTGCATTCCATACGTTGTTATCTTGCGCACTCTCCAGTTGTTCCAGTTCATCCGAGAAAGTCTCGAAGTAAGAGTCCCGCATGTCGGCAGTGTGCACTTTGTGGATTAGGTCGTTGCTCACTACAAATGCTAGAGCAGACTTAATCTTTTTAACCTGCGGGTAGTGTACAAACAGGGCAGCAGCTACTAAGTCTAGCTGTTTAGTATCCGCGTACTTCGCATTCTTGCTAGTCTTGTAGTCAATGGAGTAAGCCATGTCGCCGTTGATTACCACCAAGTCGGCTATACCTCTCCACCAAACGTCTTTCGCTAGGAACTTACAGGGTTCGAACGTATCGCCATCACGTTTAACTCCGAGTCTTAGCTCGCATAGTTTCTCGCCTTCGATAGCTTTTAGTGTGTCTAACATATCCCTAATAAAACCAAACTTAGCAGGTAAGTCGGCTTTGCCTTTAACGTAGTCTTCAGCGGCTGAGTGCAAAGCTTGCCCATAGAGGGTCGCCTCGCTGCCGGAGTCCTTAACGTCTTTGGCTATTTTTAGATGATAGTACTTCTTAGGGCACTGATCGAAAGTTTTTATGCTACTGTAAGACCAAGCTGTCATGTCGGTTATTCCTGATTTTTAGCTGCGTTTATTTCTTGCCTTTCAGAAAAACCGAAATTAACAAAAGATGGATTTATACAATCTTTCGCAGTTACTCCGCTAGGCACTTCCTGTATTTTACCTCCTTTTGCTAAGTAACTCTCTGTTTGTATTGCAATTTGTTCGCTGAGTTCTTTCTTTTGTTCTGGGGTCATAACCTTCCTACTTTTCTGCCAGATATTTCTAAAGGGTTGTGTGGCCCACGCCGTTCTATTTGATACACCTCGAACTGCTCACCTGCTATGCGTATGCCATAAGTAATTTTTTCTTTTTTGGCGCAGAACTCTGCTTCTTCTAGAGCACCTATAAAATCAGTGAAGTAAGACATCGGCCATCTCGTACTCGTAGTTAACGCATTTAGAGTTAGTAGCAAATATTGCTGCGCCGTTGCGCATGTGAAAACGTAATGCTGTATCCGTATGGGGTGACATGGTTATCACCGCGTCTATCTCTGGGTGCATTATAGGTGCTGCTTCTAGCAGGTTATTGATTAACTTCTTGCCGTGCCCTCGTTGGTAAGACCACACCGCATAGGGACACAGTACTGTACCCAACGCACCGTGTATTTCTTCGCGTTCTTCGAGTTCTTCTTCGATTTGCTCAAGCTTCCCCATACCAATAAGTTTTATTTGATATTCGTCTTGCGGCACAAACCTACAGATGATTACGCAAACAACTGCGGCTATCTCCCCCGTCTCGTCATTTACTTCTGCGTACACATGGAATGGGGCTTCAAACCGCACACTGTTATCCTCGAATAGCTCAGGGCGTACGGGATCATCTTCTATGAGATACAGATGGTCGGCGGCGTTACACTTTATCAGCATCTTCAAACTCCTCAAGTATGGCTTCGAGTTTCTCCACCGCTTCGCTCGCACGTTTCAGCATAGCCATAATCTCTTCGGCATCAGCGCCATCTACTTCTATTGTTATTTTCATTTTACGTTGTGTATCTCAATCAGTAGGTCGATGCAGTGCTTAGCTTTCTCTAAGTCCGACAAGGGTTGCCCCTTCAACTTCCACCTAGTTATATACTTCACTACGTTACCTTCTAGTAGAGACAAGCCATTCTTCTCGGCGTACTCGGCAGGTTGAATAGCCATGTTCTTATAATGCGTCCCGCCCGTCTGTTTCTGTAGGGGTGTCTCCGTCGGCATCGGGTCGGTCGGCTTCGCCATTTGTGCATATATCATTCTCTTCTTCCTTCTGTTTTGGTTTCTCAAAGATTTTTGCCCAGTTATCCCCGAAGTCTTTAGCAGGGATAAGCAGGGGTCTACGTCTACTGCCTTTTCCAC